AGCAATAGTACTTTCAACACCGTATGGAACTGGAAACTGGTTTCACAAGACATGGGTGTCAGCGGAATCAGCGGAAAACGACTTTTTACCTATCAAGCTCCCTTGGTATGTACATCCGGAAAGAAATGAGGATTGGAGAAAACGACAAGATGAATTACTTGGTGATCCTAGATTAGCAGCACAGGAGTGTGACTGTGACTTTAGTACATCAGGTGATGTTGTGTTTTATCCTGAATGGATTGAGTTTTTAAAAGAAACAACAATTAAAGATCCTATCGAGCGTAGAGGAGCAGACCAAAATCTTTGGGTATGGGAACCAGCTGACTATACAAGAGAGTATATAATTACTGCTGACGTAGCCCGAGGTGATGGTAAAGACTCTTCTGCTGCTCACGTAATTGATATCCAAACCAATACACAGGTAGCAGAATACAAAGGACAGCTTCCACCTAAAGAATTTGGTTATTTCTTAGTTGGTTTAGCTTCCGAATATAATAATGCAATGTTAGTAGTAGAAAATGCTTCAATTGGATGGGCAACTATTGATGCCATTATTGAAAGAAATTATCGCAATTTATACCACTCACCAAAATCAGACCAATTAACAGCAGAATCATATTTAAGAGTATTTGAAGGAAGTTCAGATATGACTCCTGGTTTTACAATGTCTTTGAGAACAAGACCTTTAGTTATTAACAAGTTTAGAGAATATGTTGGTGATCGTTCTGTAACAATTTATTCTAAACGATTATTAGAGGAAATGAAAGTATTCGTTTGGAAAAATGGACGACCAGAAGCTCAACAAGGGTATAATGATGACTTAGTAATGAGTTTTGGTATAGCAATGTTTTTAAGAGATACATCATTAAAATTTCAACAAATGTCTCATGATATGACTCGCGCTACACTTGGAAATATGGGTAAGAGTACGTATACTGGGGGATATAATAATAACCAAATAAAAAATCCATATTCTATTCAAACAGATCATGGACAAGAAGACATTAGTTGGCTTCTATAATATTTATAAGATATGGCAGATACTAGTTTATTCACCCGATTACAACGACTGTTTTCTACAGACGTAATTATACGAAATCAGGGTGGCAACGAATTAAAAGTAATGGACGTGGATTCAATCCAACGTTCAGGAGATATAGCTACTAATTCATTAATGGATAGGTATAATCGTTTATACTCTCCGGCATCAACCTCTTTATTAGGAGCCCAAATTAGTGTAAACTGGCAATACCTTAGAACCATGGTCTACTCAGACTATGATAACATGGATTATGATGCTATTGTTGCCTCTGCTCTTGATATCATTTCAGATGAATCTACATTAAAAAATGATATGGGAGAAGTTCTCCATATTAAATCAAGTGACGAAGATATTCAACAAATTCTTTACAACTTGTTTTATGATGTATTAAACATTGAATTCAACCTTTGGTCTTGGATTCGCCAAATGTGTAAATACGGAGACTTTTTCTTGAAATTAGAAATTGCTGAAAAATTTGGTGTTTATAATGTAATCCCATATACAGCTTTCCATATTGAAAGACAAGAAAACTACGACCACGAACACCCAAATGCTGTTCGTTTCAAATATTCTCCAGAAGGTATTTACGCTGGTGGTTCTGGTTACTATGGTGCTCCAAATATAGGAACATTTAATAACGAACCCGGTATTTACTTTGACAACTATGAAATGGCTCACTTTAGATTGTTAACTGATGTTAACTATTTACCTTATGGTCGTTCATATTTGGAACCAGCTCGTCGTATTTTTAAACAATATGTGTTGATGGAAGATGCTATGTTAATTCATAGAATCTCTCGTTCACCAGATCGTCGTATTTTTTATATTAACGTTGGTTCTATTCCTCCAAACGAAGTAGAAAACTTCATGCAGAAAACTATTTCTACTATGAAGCGTACTCCATTAATGGATAACCAAACTGGTGAATACAATTTAAAATACAACATGCAAAACTTGTTGGAAGACTTTTACATTCCAATTCGTGGTAATGATACATCAACTAAAATTGAAACCACTCCAGGTTTACAATATGATGGTATTCAAGACGTAACTTACCTAAGAGATAAATTGTTTGCCGCCCTTAAGGTGCCTAAAGCATTTATGGGTTATGAGAAAGACTTGACTGGTAAAGCAACATTAGCGGCTGAAGATATTCGTTTTGCTCGTACAATTAATCGTATCCAACGTATTGTGTTGTCTGAATTGTATAAAATCGCTTTAGTACATTTATATTCACAAGGATATACAGGTGAGCAATTAACTAATTTCGAATTAGATTTAACTACCCCATCAATCATTTATGACCAGGAAAAAATTGCCTTATTAACTCAAAAGGTAGATTTGGCTCAAAAGATTATGGAAACCAAATTATTACCTACAGATTGGGTTTATGAAAACATTTTCCACTTGTCTGAAGATCAATATGATGAATACAGAGATTTGTTAGCTGAAGACCAAAAACGTTCTTTCCGATACAAACAAATTGAAGAAGAAGGTAATGATCCTAGAGTAACAGGTCGTTCATATGGTACACCACACGACTTAGCATCACTTTATGGTAAAGGAAGAATGTATGATGAACCAGAAAACGTTCCTGTAGGATACGGTGATGATTTAAAAATGGGTCGTCCTGAAGAAAAATCTACTAATAGAAATACTCAAGATGATAATTTTGGTAAAGACAGATTAGGAGCTAAAGGCATGAAGGATAAAGATAACGAAAACGAACAGGGAAGTATTAATCCGGAGTTTAAAGGAGGTTCACCGTTAGCTTTAGAAGCAAAACAAGTTTATCTTAAAAATAGAACTTTAATTGAAGGTTTATTTAAAGATAAAAAAGACAGTGGAGATTCACTTTTAGATGAATCTAAATTGAAGAAATAAAAATCCTGATATATTTATAACAAAACCTCAAGAATGAATATTAAACATTCTAAGTATAAGAATACAGGATTATTGTTTGAACTTTTAGTTAGACAAATCACAGCAGATACCTTATCTGGTAAGGACTCAAAGGCTGTACATATTCTTAAAAAATACTTTGTACGCACAGAATTAGGAAGAGAATACAAATTGTATGAAACTCTTTCTAAATATAAAAATATTACCGAAGGCAAAGCCGAAATTATAATTAATACAATTGTTGAATCTTCTAAAGACCTTAATAGAGGTACTTTAAAAAGACAAAAATACAATTTAATTAATGAAATCCAAAAACATTATAATTTAGAGGAATTTTTTAAAACCAAATTACCTAGTTATAAAGTATTTGCTTCTTTATATACGCTATTAGAAATATACAACAGCGAAAACTTATCTAATCCTGACCAAATTATCGATAATAAAATGTCTCTATTAGAGCATTTAACTTCTAAAAACATTACTAAAGAAAAAGTAGAAGATGATTTGTTAGAAGAATTTAAATCATACGATAAAGACTTACGTATTCTTACTTACAAAGTAATGTTAGAAAAATTCAATGGTAAATATGAATCATTGAATGATAACCAAAAATTAGTTTTAAAAGAATTCATTAATTCAGTTGACTCAACTCCAAAGTTAAAGGAATTCTATAATAACAAAGTTGGAGAAATTAAAGAAGAATTAAATAAATTATCTAAAAAAGTTACTGACAAAGCTATTCAAATTAAATTGAATGAAGTAGCTAATATACTTTCTCCATTAAGTAAAACAGCCAAAGTTGGTAACGATAATTTAGTTAATTTATTACAATATTACGAATTGTTAGAAGAATTGACTACGTTACATGGCTAATTTTAAGTACAGACTAAAAGAAGTCGTAAAACCAAAGGATGTTGATCCTGAATTGCTTGACAGAATTGAAAAGCGATACGGAAAAATTAATCCTGAATACGATTTTTTTAGTGATGATTTAAGTAGCTATTATAAAACAATTTCTGTAGATCCTGATACTGGCTCTATTGACCACCAAACAATTAAATTAGCTAATTTTGGTGATTCATTAAAAGAATTATCTCAAGCAGTTAGGTCATTAGCTGATTTATCTAAAACAACTGATGGTAAATTAGATCCTAAGTTAGCAGTAATTGCTCAAGATGTAAGAAACGTATTTAATAAATTCCGTACTCACATTAGAACAGAATACCCAGAACAATACGTTCAAATTAAAAACCTATTAGATGAAATATCCACAATAGGATCTTCATCAGGATTTACTTCAGGAGGTGAAGGTGAAAATCATACTGGTCCTTCTCCAAAAGGATCTAGTTATGGAGCTTATACACAAGTAGGATATAAAAAAGTAAATGAAGGTCCTGGTGCTACATTAGGTCCTGGTCCAAAAGCAGGTCCTGAAGGTGTTACTAAAAACAAATATGTAACTGATTTTAAATATAAGTTAGTTAATAAAAAAGCATTAAATAAAGCAGCTAAAGGTATTGAAGTAAAACAACTTTGGGAAGATACAGATATTGACTCTTATTTACAAGACGCTAGTATAAATAAACCTTCAAATAAAAAATTTATTGGAAGTAGAATTTTAGCTTTTGACAAAATAGAAAGACAATTAAACGAGTTAATACCTTTATTACAATCAGCAAAACATAAAACCTTGGATTACTACAAACAAAATCCAGACTCGTTTTCAGTTGTGTATGGAACGGATTTAGCTCAAGACTATTTAAACGACTTATTGGAATTATTTAAAGATTAATAATATTTATAACATATGGCAACCTTACAAGAACAATACAATTTAATTAAAGAAGGTAAAGGTGATAAACAGCACTTTTTAAAACAAGCTAGATACTTGTTCCCTGAATACATTACTTCTTTAAATGATTTTAATACTACTATTCATATTTTGAAAAACAAGAGTATTATATCTGAAGCTACTTCTAAAACAACAATTACAAATAAAAAAGATTGGTTTAAAATCTTTAAAAAGAATATTGCTGAAGCTGTAGGTGTTAAAAATAAAAAAGAATACGGCGATCAAAACGAATTTGAAAAAGTTGACAAAGAAGTTGAAAAAGATTTAGCTAATCAATTTGATAACAAAGATAATAAAAATATTGATAACGTTTATGGTCAATCATTTTTGATGGGATACTATACAGAAATGAAAGATCCTAAAAATGCTAAAAAAACAGTTGATGAGTTAAAACAAATCGTGTTAAAAAACATGGTTAAAGATATTAACTATTATCATACAAATGCCTCATTTGGTGTTAAAGGCATTGGTTACACAAAAAGTGCAGAACCTAAAGCTCCAAAAGGTAAACATAAATCTAGCGGATACGGAGATTTAGACAAGAAAAAATAATGAAACAAGTATTAATTGAAACATTACCATTTCAGGTATCTCGTAAACAACTACATGAGGGTGTTAAAGCACCTTCTGGTAATCCTTTAGTTGAAGGTATCTTAGCTACTGCCGAAGTAAAAAATGGTAATGGTCGTTATTACCCAAAAGAGTTATGGGAAAGAGAAATCGATAAATACCAACAAGTTGTTAAAGAAAATAGAGCAACTGGTGAATTAGATCACCCTGAATCCTCTATTATTAACTTAAAAAATGTATCTCATATTATCAGAGAAATTTGGTGGGATGGTGATAAAGTAATAGGTAAACTAGAAATTTTACCAACCGTTTCTGGTAACATTTTAAAAGCATTAATTGATAACAACGTAACAGTAGGTGTTTCATCTCGTGGAATGGGTTCATTAAAACAAATTGGTGAAACATTAGAAGTACAAGATGATTTCGAATTATTATGCTGGGACTTTGTTTCAACCCCATCCAATCCAGGCTCATATATGCACTTAGTTAAAGAAGGTAAAGAAGTTCCAACTTACCAATATGGTAAAGTTAACGCTTTATTGACAGAACTTTTGTGTGCTAATGGGTCTTGCCCCATTTTTTAAAAAATTTTATTACAAGGGTGATTTTTTAGAATCCCCATATATGTATATTCGAATATGCCATTAATATATGGCATTGAGATTTTTAATATCTATTACGCTTCGACATTCTGTCAATAATAAGCGTACTTCCAACACAATTTAATTGAGGAAAAACTAAAAAAAAGTATGGTAAACAGAGACTTACTCGCAGAAGCCATTGCCGATGCCAAAGCTGTTAAGGAAACAGCCATCGCCAATGCAAAAGCTGCTTTGGAAGAAGCCTTTACTCCATTTTTGAAAGAAAAGTTAGCTGCAAAGTTAGCTGAAATGGATAACATGGATGAGGTTGAAATCGAAGAAGCTGAAGAAATGGAAGAGGGAGTTGAAGAAATGACTGAAGCTAATGATGCTGAAGGGTACGAAGGTCAAGACAGTAAAAAAGACTTAGGTACTAAAGAAGTAGATGAAGCTGAAGAAATGGATCTCGACGAACTCTTAAAAGAATTAGATGAATTAGAAGAGAACATCAACTTGACCGACACAGAAACCACTCCAACCGAACATGGCAACATTGAGGAAGAAGAGGAAAAAGAAGAAGGTGAAGAAGAAGTTGAAGGTGAAGAAGAGGAAGAAGAAATCGACCTTGAAAACATGACCGAAGACGATCTCAAATCATTCATCGAAAGTGTAATCGCTGACATGGTTGAAGCCGGTGAATTAGAAGCTGGTGAAGGCGCTGAAGGCGAAGAAGAAATTGAAGGTGAAGAAACTGAAGAAGAAGAAATCACTGAGCGTAAAAAGTATGGCGGTAACAAAGGAGACATTCCTGCTGCTAAAAGAGGTAAAATTAAAAAAGATACCGCTGAAGAAGAAGGTATCGAAGACTACAAAAAGAAAAAGAAAATGAAAGAATCTTACGACATGGAAGAAGGAATTGACGAGATTGTTGGTTCTGGAACCGATTTTGCCCAATTAGCTGACATGCTAGGAATTAGCATTGAAGCTGCTAAATACTTAGTAATTGGTGGTGGATTGTCAGTTCCTGCTATCTTAGCTGCTGTTAAAGTTGGTGGTGACAAAGCAATTCAATTCTTTAAGAAAATGGCTGCTAAAAAATCAGTAGCTGAAACTGAAGAAATGGATGAAATGAAAGCTGAATTAGATGAAGCTTACAAAACTATTTCTACTATCAAAGAAGAATTAGCCGAAGTTAATTTATTCAACGCTAAGTTACTTTACACTAACAAAATCTTCAAATCTAAAAACTTGAGCGAAGCTCAAAAGGTAAAAGTATTAGCTGCTTTTGATAAAGCTGCTAGTGTTAAAGAAGCTGAATTAGTATTCGAAACCTTAAACGAGGGAATGACTACTACTAAAACTTCTATGAATGAATCATTAATCCATGGTGGTGCTTCTAAAGCTGCTGGTGTAGCTGCTAAAAAGCCAATTATGGAAGCTAATGACCAGGTTACAAGATGGCAAAAATTAGCCGGTATTAAATAATTTAAAAAAAACAAAAAAATAAAACAATGTCACAAGTACAACAATTATTAGAGAGCGCTGCAGGTTCTTGGAAGAGCTTGCAAAGCGACGCAGCCAAATTAGCCGGAAAATGGGCTAAAACTGGCTTATTAGAGAGCTTGGGTGAGGTTGAAAAAAACAACATGTCTATCTTGTTGGAAAACCAAGCCAAGCAATTAGTAACTGAAAGTAATACTATTTCTTCTAACTCTTATTTCACTTCAGGTGGTGAGGGTGAGAACTGGGCTGGTATTGCTCTCCCATTGGTACGTAAAGTATTCGGTACTATCGTAGCTAAAGAATTCGTTAGTGTTCAGCCAATGAACATGCCTTCAGGTCTTGTATTCTTCTTGGATTTCCAGTATGGTAATTCTAAGAATCCATTCACTGCTGGTTCTTCTTTGTACGGTACTAGAAACACTGCTTCTCAATTCCCATTCTCTACTCCAGCCGCTGCTGGTGGTTTGTATGGCGGTCCAGAAGGTCGTTTCACTTACGCTACTAACCAATTCTCAGCTTCTTTAAGCTTAACTGGTTCAGCTAACGGTGGTACTTTACCAACTGTAGCTTCTGGTACTGGTACTGTAGTTACTGCTTCTTGGTCTGATTTGAATTTCGATTCTGACTATTCAGCTTCTGTAGTTGCTAACGGTATCTACAAAGTAACTGTAACTACTGCTTCTGTATTAACTTCATTCGATCAGGATGCTGTTCGTGGTTTCGTAGGTTCAGGTTCAGGTGATGGTGCTAATTTTGCTCCAGCTAACTTGTTGCCTGCATTTACTGAGTACAACTACACTGCTGGTACTATCAGTTTCTTCTACACTGCTTCTGCTACTATCGCAGCTGCTAACTTGAGTGGTTCTTTCACTGTATTCTATGAGAAGGCTGGTAACCAAGATGGTATCAATGTTACTTCAGGTAATAACTACGCTGGTTCAGTATCTGGTCGTGGTGATTTCGAAGCTGATGGTGCTTTCTCAACTCCTAACGCTGCTGGTGCTCAAATTTCTATCCCAGAAATTAACGTTAAGATGCAATCACAAGCCATTACTGCTAAGACTAAGAAGTTGAAAGCTGTATGGACTCCTGAATTCGCTCAAGACTTAGCTGCTTACCAGAACATCGACGCTGAAGCCGAGTTGACTAACATCATGAGTGAGTACATCTCTATGGAAATCGATCTTGAAATTTTGGATATGTTGATTGAAGATGCTGCCGCTGGTACTGAGTACTGGTCTGCTATCTCTAACCAAGTAATCTCTTCAAACGGTACTTTCAGTACTTCTGATTTCTACAACACTCAAGGTCAGTGGTTCCAAACTTTGGGAACTAAGATCCAGAAAGTATCTAACAAGATCCACCAGTTGACTTTGAGAGGCGGAGCTAACTTCTTAGTTACTTCTCCAACTATTGCTACTGTATTGGAATCAATCCCTGGATTTGCTTCAACTAGCAACGGTGATGCCGCTCAAATGGAATACGCCTTCGGTATGCAGAAAGTTGGTCAGGTTAACAACCGCTACACTGTATACAAGAACCCATACATGACTGAAAACTTGATCTTGATGGGCTACAAAGGTTCACAATTCTTGGAAACTGGTGCTGTATTTGCTCCATACATTCCATTGATCATGACTCCATTGGTTTACGATCCTGATACCTTCACTCCAAGAAAAGGTCTCTTGACTCGTTACGCCAAGAAGATGTTGCGTCCTGAGTTCTACGGTAAGATCTACATCAACGGTTTAAACACCTTGTAATCTTAACTTAAAAGGATAAACATTTAGCAAATAGCCCCGCGAAAGCGGGGCTTTTTGTTTTATTTTTAATATTTATAGATATATGTTTAACATTTTTGAAGAATTATCTTGGCCACAATTTTCTCAATTGGAAAATATTAAAAGATTACCTCTTAATGAACAAGTAACATATTACAATCAATATTTGTCTGATTTAAATATCGCGAGACAAAATTTTATAGATTATCAAAATAAAGGTCCTCGTCAAACTAGTATCATAGGTGTGCTATTACAAGAAGATTTATTTGATTTAGAACAAGAAGACGGAAGTAAAATTTTAATAACAGGATATGCCTAATTTACCAATTTCAGGATTACCAGCAGCTAGTACTTTAGACGGCTCAGAATTATTTGCCGCAGTACAAAGTGGTGTAACAACTTATACTACCTTAGAAGATGTTTCTAATTATGTAACTAGTTCAATTTCTACAATTGACACCGGCTCACTTATGGTTACAGGTTCTATTTCCGGTCAAACACTTACATTTGAAAAAGGAGATGGAAGTACATTTAATTTATACCTCACCCCAGGTGGTGCTTTTCCAATAAATTATGGTTTATTTAACCAAACAGGTTCATCATCACCTATATCAGGTA